GTGGCAAAGAAAGAACAGCAAGCACAATCCCCAGAGCTTGTGCAAACCAAACGAGAGTGGATTGAGAGCGCCGCATACTTTGGAGCCGAACGGTTCGAAGTAGCCGGGGCTCTTTTTTCTGAGACAGAGCAGCAGCCATTGGCAGAAAGCCAAGTAAAAAGTCGATTGAACAAATACAAAGGCGGGGTGTAACCATGACAATTCAACGTGAGCGACCAGGTGTAACGGTCGAATTGATCGCAAAAGCAAAAGAACGTGTGGTACCAAAAAGTGGTGTTGTGCTGGTGCCATATCAGGCTGAGTGGGGCGCGCCAGATGAACTGGTAAAGCTGGGTAGCTTTGACGAGCGTATGGCAGAAACATTCGGTCAGGTAGATACGATTGAGCTGGCAGCAGAAGGTGGCGCCACAATCCTGGCTTATCGTATGACAAATGGTAACGCAAAAGCGGCAGCGTATGAGCAAGCAGATGCGATCAAGGTAGAGGCACTTTATCCTGGATTACTTGGTAACGATCTGAAGCTTGCGATTGTCGCGTCCACTTCGGAGCCAGGAAAAAGAGAGCTGCAAGTAGCGGGTCCACTCAAGACAGAAAAATTCTCATTTGCAGATGCAGGAGAATTGGTTGCCAAAACGAGCCAATCTATTTACATCCGTGTCAAGCAGCTCGGTGAAACTGTGATTACTACTGTTGCCGAGACACTTTTGAACGGAGGAACGAGTGGGACAGTGGAGCTGGCTGCGGCTGATTCTACCAAGCTGTTCATGGCTGTTTCTGGCGCCGATTTCGATACGATGTATCTTCCTTTTGACGATGCAGCAGTACAAGCAGCAGCCAAGCAGTTTATGGGTGATCGTCGTAAACAGAATAAAAAGCTGAGTACGCTCGTCATTGGTGGCAAAGCCATGGACGACGACAGTATGACCAAGCACATCGAGCGCTCTGTTGCGCAAAATGCCCGTTATGTTGTGAATACAGCGATTGCAGGTCAACACAACAACGGCAAGGTCTATGGAAGCCTGGAGTGGGCTGCATGGGTAGCGGGAATGATTGCAGCGACTCCAGCACATGAATCACTTACGGCAATTGTCGTTCCACTGAAAAAAGCACTGAAGGATTGGGGCCATACCGAGATTTTGAATGCGCTGGGTACAGGTACATTGATCGCCACTCGTGACGGAGATGTTTATATCATCGAAAGCGCGGTAAATACATTAGCCGTCATCGGTACCAATGAGCGCGAGGACTACGGAAAAATTCGTGTGAGCATGACTCTCGATCAGATTGTCAACGACATCAGCCAGGTAGGCAAAAAATACAAAGGCAAACTGAGCAACAGCGATTTGGGCGGCGCTGTATTTGTATCTGCGGTCAATACCTATATGACCGTGCGTGAACAGCAAGGAGCAATCGATGCAGGCTGGACATTTGTCGATCAAAAGAATGGCGACGGGGACCGCCGAGGCTTCCTTTTGTCTGCAAAACCACTAGATGCAATCGAATACTTTGACATTGACTGGGAGGTGCTGTAATTGGCTATTGCACGCGATATTAAACTGAAGAACTGCCAAATTTACGATGAAAATGGGGACCCGATCTACGGAACTCTCGAAGGGAAGATGGTTCTCAAGGTAGAGTATGGCGATACGAATCGTCTGCAAAAAGGGAAAATCCAGACGGTCAATGACTGGCACGTAGAAGTAACGCTGAAAATTACTGCAACGAACGCAGCTCTGAAATACTACTGCGTAGAGCAATTGACCAAAGGGAAAACTCCTGTGCTGCCATTCCTGATCGGTGAAACGCTGGACAAGGAAGCTGGAAATTCCGAGCGTGTCCGTATTTCCAATATCGTATTAAATCCAGATGAGATTACATTGTGGGAAGCAAAGGCAGATGGCAACGACCACGCGACCTATGATCTCAAAGGTATGTCCATCGAAAAGCCTGATTATCTCGACGAATTGCCAGCGTACATCGAATAGGGGGAATGAACATGAGCAAGCTGCAAAAATATTTGGCAAAAGCCAATGAACAAACGCCGCGAAAAGAAATCGTGGTGAACATTGATGGTGATGAGTGGAAAGTCCGCCAATTAAATCTCTCTGAGCTGCGCGATTGCGAGCGAATGGCTGACAAAGGGGAGAAAACAAACTGGTTCCTCTACAACGATGCCCGTCTGGTGAAGGCAACGGAACACGATTTCCCTTGGAATCAGGAAGAGTTGAAAAAAGCGTACAAAGTAGGCACGAAGTATGAGCTGGTGGAAAAGGTTTTCTGCGATAATCCAGAAGGCTATACGAAGCTGCTCAATGCTGTTCGCGAAGTAAACGCAGGCCAATCTGAGGAAGAAGCCATCGAAGAAGCAAAAAACTGATCCGATCTGACGGAGAAGCCTGGCATGTTTGCCGCGCCTTTCTAAGAGGCAGAGGCAGACCGTCGGATCTACTAGAATACGAGGTTGATCTGTACAAGCAAAAACTATTTTTGTTTGCTTGTCAGATCATTGAGTCAGAGGAGGAAAAGGCCGGGGGATGATCCTCGGGCTTTTCTTGCTTTTAACTTCAAGCAAATTTTTAGTGACCTCAGTGAAAGACAGGAGGTGAATCATGTGTCTACGGATGTAGGAAATTTAAAAGCGGCTAGTAGTGAAATTAAAGCCATAGGTAAAGAAATTAGTAATACAACTAAAGCCCTTGCTCATATGGAAAAAAAGCTGAGTAGTATGACTGGTGAGTTTTCATCAAAGACGGAGCGGCTTAAGCGTAGTATGAAAGGCTTACGATCCGAAATCAATGGCCTGAACAACCTGAGCGCAACGCCGCGTATCGAATTAATTGAAAAGGGCTTTAGCAAGCTTGGTGCTCTCAAGCAGCAGCTTTTAAGTTTAAGTACTACTGCTGCTGGGATTGCAATCGGCTCTTCTATTGGAGGAATGATAGATGAGGCGAAGGCAGCAGCTAGAGAGCGAGGTTTGTACGCTGCCAGCGGGAAGACAGAAAAGCAAATGCAGGACTTTGATCAGCTTACAAATAAAATCATGGATATCAATCCATATCTGAACAAGCCGCAAGCGATGGCAATGATCTCAAGAAGTGAACAGCTCAATCCCGACCATGCTGATAAATATGCAGAACGAGCAGCGATGCTCAGCGTTACTACGGTATATTCACCGGAAGAACATTTACGGATGATGGCTTCTATGCGTGAGGGGACTGGCATTGATGATCCTACGCGTTTAGCCAACTCTATTCAAGAAATGAGCAACACGGTTGGCGATATGAACGGTAAGTTTGTTAGTTCGATTGTTGAGTTCAGCGAAGTGAATGGAAAACTTCTTAATACGCCGGAAAAAATGGCGGCTATGGTGTCTGAGATTAAGAACTTGGGGATTCTGAACGATGACAAGGCATTTGGTGCTCTGCGAGAGAGTGTCACTAGGCTTACAAATCAGGAAGAATTGACTACGATCCTCAAAGCTCAATTTGAAGGACAGGGTTCTCGAAAACCGGAGGAAGCACAGCTCAAGGCCGAAGAGGAGGCTAAGCGACTTAATACTGCTCTAACTTCAGGAGATAAGGATGAACAACGAGTTGCGCTAGGTAAAGTAATGATGGCCATCGCTTCGATTGAAGATCAGGGTACGCAACAGAAGATTCTCTACAATTTGGGGGGAATACCAGGCAAGGAGATTTCTGAGGAATTTGCAAAGCTACTGGATGCAGCAGGTAAAATAGCTACTGGGGAAATCCGCCCGCAGGTTGGAAATGAGACGCAGAAGGCTTACGAGGCAGCCACCAAAGAGAACGAATACTTTGCGTTAATGAAGGAGCAGGTTTTGGCAAAACAGGTAGCATTGGAAACTCTTTCAAAGGTTACTAATGATCTATCCGGGGTCTTAACTGGATTATCAAGATTTGCTGCTTCCCTGGCTGGTGGTTTTAATGGTTGGCCAGATTGGGGAAGATATGCACTTTTGATCACCATAGGTGTAATGGGAGCAACTAGCCTAATTAGCAGTACAATTTTTACAGCAAGAGCATTTGTATCGTCACTCAAACTAATCTACCAAGCAATACGAGAAATTCCTTCTAGTGTAAAGACGAAAGTTTCTAATTGGAGAACAAAAGGGACTGATGTTAATACAGGAGGTCCTACTTCACCTTCTGGAAAACAACAGCCCCGGAATTCAACAGATAGAAAGCCTGCCCCCATATTCCAAAACATATACAAGGCGATACTAGAATTACCCTCGAAATTAAAAACGAAGTGGACAAACGGGGGAAAAGAGACACCAAGTATTGATACGGGTGGAGCAGGATCAACATCACAATCATCTTCTCGTAAAATCAAGTCGAAGAGTAAGAACAAAACGAACAAAAATCAGAAAAAAAATAGTAGTGGGAGAAATAGCAACCAACCTGGATTACAAGGAGGAAGTTCCTCTTCTCCGAAAAATGGCTTCGCACACGGTGGAGGTACATCCTCTTTGATAAGCGGATTTTCCCACACAGATAGTGGCATCGCTGGTTTCAAGGGTGGAGCAAAAGGACTACTACGAAGAGTTCCTCTTCTGGGACACGCGCTCAGTCTCGTCGATTTTGCCCAATCGGACAACAAGCTAGAAACGGCAGCCCAATTAGGGACAGAGGCACTTGGAGGCTGGGGAGGAGCAGCAGCTGGAGCGGCAGCAGGTGCAGCGATTGGATCTGTTGTTCCTGTGCTTGGTACCGCGCTTGGAGGCGTAATTGGTGGGCTGATCGGTGGATTTGGTGGTTCGATGGCTGGGAGTGCAGCTTTTGATGGAATCAAATCGCTGTGGCAAGATGAACCACCACCAACAGTTGCAATGCCGAGGCGTCCTCTTTCCAAGGAAGTGAGACAAAACCTTCTCCAAAGCATGCCAGCTGGCCCGCCTGTACCCGATCAGTCACCTGTCAGTGGTCATCAAGCAAAGTCACAACCCATTTCACTCACGATTCCGCAAATCACCATCCCGCTTCATGCAGAAGGTGTTTTGCAGGATATCCCTACGATGCTGAGAATGCTGAGTGACCCTTCAGTAGGACAAAGAATTAAAGATATCATCGAAAAATCATTGCTAGATGCATTAGAAACCAGAGGAGGTGTGACTGTTTGATTCGCTTGCAAGGCAAATATAGGTTGACATTTCCTGTCACACCTGCTGAAATCCAGTTTCGAGGCTATGGTAATGACACGGAGAGCATCACATCTATTACGCTATCGACAGAAAATCACATTTCTGCAAGACGTCCCAAGTCGATCTCTTTTGACTTCTTTCTCCCGGGAGATAACAGTGCTCCCTTTATTGAGGTAGAGGGTTATCAAGGACCAGGATCATGGCTTGCGGGACTGGAGCGTTTAACAGGTACAGAGGTACTTTTGACAATAGATGAGCTGGATTTGGCATGGGTTGTACTCATCGGTCCATGCGACGGCAAGTTTCAGGGAAAAAATGTTGATTTCCACGGTTCTATCGAGTTTCCACTGTTTGAAAAGAATGAGTTCATCACATGGAGCAATCAGACACAGCTGCTCAGTCCAAGTACGATTATTACAAAGCAGCAGCCTGCAAGGCCGAATACAAGCGGCAAAGTAGCCAAGAAAACTCAAAAGCAAAATTCGAATTCTAAAACTCCTCCTACTCAAGTGGAATCTACAGGACAAAAGAGAATTATCGAGATTAAACTGGAACACGCATACTAAATGTAACGGAGTTGATGGAATGAAAGTCATTTACGGAAAAGAACAAACCCGCTATGACCTGACTCCAGCCGTTACGGAGCTGTCCTGGTCCTCAGCGCGGGGACAAATCGCGCAGAATTGTGATGTGAAAATAAAGGATGGCCCGCCACTGAAGTCGGCGGGCTTTTTGATGCTCTTTACTGGCTCAGAGCTAAAGGTAGCACAGCAGTTCTTTCATGGACCTCTCGTACGTTTTGATCGCGATGATCAAACGAGAGACCTTTCTGCGACAGCCTATGAGCTCGGCTGGTATTTGCAAAAGAACGAAATCTCCAGAACCAAGCTGGATGGTGATGCCGGTTCCGAGCTTGCGCGTATTATCAAGGCAGCTGGAATTAGTTTTACTTGTCCCGCCTTTGGATTTTTGACAAAGGAACGGGTTTCACCACAATCGTATACTTCTCTTTTTACTTCCCTGACAGACCAGGCATATGAGAAAACGGGGATTCGTTATTTCGTCCAGTACGAGCGTGACAAGCTGACGGTACTCCCAGAAGGTGGAAATCGTATGATCCCGATGTTCAAGGCCAGCATGCTTACCAGCAGCTCAACCGGAGAGAGCATCGAGGAAGTATACACAGTAGTCACAGCAGAGCGGTATAAAGAGGAGCAAATCGCGAGCAGCGCAACCAAATCGAATGATACGTTGGTCAAGGAAATTGGGCGAATGCAAAAGGTGATTGACGCGGGGGAGGACAAAAATGTGTCTGCATTGGCTGCTAAGCAGTTGGCTGAGCTGTCCAAAATCCCGAAGACACGCTCCATTACGACCAGACACGAGGATGAAAATGCTGCCAGGCTTCGAGCTGGTTGGCTGATCAAGATCATGGAAAAGGACAACCAAACAATAACCGATTGGATTGTGACCAATTGTCAAGCCCGCTACAAGGGTGGTTTGTACACGATGGATCTCCAATTGGAAAGGAAGGCGTAAGATGCATTCAGTCATTGCAAAACTCAGAGGATATGCGCAGGACGGCTTGCAAAACACTCGTGGAGAATTCGGGCAGCTTCTGTCTTTGACCCCGTTATCCGTGAAATTGGATGAAGACCCTACTCCCTTGGAGCCATATGAGCTGGCAACCCTGCGTTCCGCTTCTTTGAGGCAGGAGGATGTAGGCAAAAAAGTAGCTCTGCTTCGGTGCACGAATGACCAATATCTTCTGCTCGGGGTGGTGGAATAATGTTTCCCGAGCTACAAGGTTCAGAGGAAATTATGGCTACCCAAACAGACGCGTCGATTCCATGGACGTATCAGTTTGATTGGGATACCAAACAATTGAGACAGGGTCCAGATGGCAGATATTTGCGTACTCAAAATTATGCGCAATATTTGGAGGAAACAGCTAAAAAAATCCTTAATACACGGCGATTCCGTTACTCGATTTATTCCGAACGCTATGGCGTTGATTTTTTGACAGACAGAGGACGAATGCGGTCAGGGATTTCCTTGGCAGTGGTCAAAGCTCAAGCGGAGGAAGCGTTGGAAGCGCACAGTGAAATTGAAAGAGCAGAGGTCAGCGATATTCGGTTTGAGGGAAACCGGGTCATTTTTCACGTGGGGATTACAGGAGCACGAGGCATAACGAGAATGGAGGTGGACGTATGGCAACGCTAGAGAAACCGAAAATGCCGATTTTGCGAGAGACGCCGGATCAGATCTATCAGCGAATGGCGAATCGGATGAGGCTTTTAGCCGAGCAAAAAGGAGATACCCCGCCAGCTACAGAGGAAGGAGAGATTTTTTACGATTTGCTCTATCCTTTGGCTGAAGAAATTAGTGAGCAACAGCAGCTTTTGGAATACGCCTTTTTACAGGGCTTCTTACCTTGGGCAGATATGGAGTTTCTCGATGCTCACGGTGTCTTTCTGGGTCTTCCTCGAAAGAGAGAAGAAGCAGACGAGGATTATCGAAAACGGCTGATCGAGCGGGCGCGGACAGAAGAAGGGGATGGGCGTCGAGGTGACTATGAGCGGTGGGCGAGAGATATTGACGGTGTTGGAGATGCCACTGCAATCGAAAAGGCCCGTCATGACTTGTCTATCGACGTATATATTACGGACTCACAGCGGCAACCAGCGAGTGTCGAGCTGGCGCAACAAGTAGAGTTGAAGCTGAAGGAAAAACGGCGGGCCTTGCATGATTTAAAGGTATTGCCTGCCAAGATTTTTGAGATTGCCATTGAAGTGAAGCTTGTCCTGCGGGAAGGTGTGGTCATTGATCGGGTGAAGGATGCGATTAGGGGTCAAATCAACGCCTATTTGCAAGGGCGATCCAGGATCGTCTATCAGCAGATGGGATCACTTTTTTTCGTAGACGGTGTACTAGACTTTACGAGCTACACATTAAATAGTGGGACAGCCAACATAACGATAGATGGGGATGCAGTAGCCATGCTCAACCTGGTGGTGACGACATGATCCCGGAGAAATACAGAAAGATGCTTCCGCCCTACTGGTATGAAAATCGAGTGGCCGAGTACCATTTTGAAGGTGCTGCTACACCTGTTGAGTACTATGCGGAGAAGAGAAATGATCTCAGGCAACAGCTGTTTCCACTATCTGCTACTTGGGGGCTTGATTACTGGGACTGGACATATTTTGGAAAAAAGCAGTCATCCAGCTTGGAGCAACGACGAAAAAACATTCAGCAGCAGCATTGGGCCTATCTCGGTTTTGCACCTGAGGTATTGCGGGCAATTGGGATCGCCTCTTCAGAAGGAAAAAGAGTAGAGATGATCGAGGATTATCCTACTAAGCTTATTCGCTACGTTTACCCCATCCATGATCGGTTTGATATACGCCATGCCGTTACAGCTGTGGAAAAAATTCGCCCTGTGCATTGCAATGGCGTAGGGGTGGAGCCAACAACCGATACTATCATAGAATTGATTGATCAGGTGTTAATAGGACTGAAAAGATACCACATGGTTAAAGAATTTCGAGTAGGTATGACACCGATCAAGCAAATGGAGGAGGTAGTTATCTGATGCACCAGGAGTATTTGACTTTAGTCAGAAATGATCTGCTCAATCGGGTGAAGGAAGGCAGTGTGCTAATCAATGATCGTGTAAGTGTACCAGTTCGAGCTGTTGTTATTACCTCACATCCTGTTATTGAATTGCAGCAGTCGGTCGCACTTCAGATTCAGACTATGCAGATAGATGCCGTTCCTGTTATTACAAACCTGAAGCTGAAGACGGCCGAAGGGATAATCGTAGCTGAAAAGGATACTTACACCGTGAGAAACGATGCGCAATTTTTAACGGTATCGTTTGTCGTCCAAGTGAAGGAGGGACATTAATGGTCTATCAGGCAAAGATTGATTGGCAGCCAGATTCGCCGGTAACTGAGCAAGATATTAACCGCTGGGAGCAAGGGATTTTGGATGCTCACCTGCTGATTGCACTGCTGCAAGCCGATGTTTCTAATTTGAAGAACCGCTTGAATACACTCGAAGCCACGTTGCCAGATAACTTCATTCATAACAATTTCAATGATGATTTGTCCACGATTGATTCTATTCGGGTCATTCGCGGGTATTACAATCAGGCACAGAGCCGGTTGGAGGTTTAATGAATGATGTTGTTGGCGAGCAATTTGAATATAGCCATTACAGGAGGTGACAGAG